AATGTTAAAGGTGGTAGTCTTATATTTACAGATAAAGACGTATGGCGCGTTGTATATTTAGGGCCGCCATTAGTGTACGGATTTCCACAAGATAATGCTGGTGGCGGTTTAGTATCTGCTGGTGCGGTGACAACGGCTGATGGCGCAGCATATTGGATGTCACATGAAAATTTTTATGTACATACAGGTTACAGTCAACCTATAGCTTGCGACGTACATGATGCAGTGTTTAAAGACATTAACAGAGCGCAAATTAGTAAAGTTACTGCTTGGCATAACGCATCATTCGGTGAAGTTTGGTGGTTTTACCCTAGTGCTGATAGCACTGAAAATGACAAATATGTGGTTTATGACTACAGAGAAAGGCATTGGAATAAAGGCAGTTTATCGCGACTATGTGCGACAGACAAAGCGCCATTACCATATCCAATAGCTGTAGATGCTACTGGTAAGATATATGACCATGAGTTTGGTTATGACCACAATGGCGATGTTAGTTTTATTGAACATGGGCCTGTAGAATTAGGTACAGGTGAAAATAGCTCTAATCTTACGTTTTTATACCCTGATGAAAGCGCACAAGGCGACGTTAGCATAACCTTTAAAAGTAAAATGTACCCTAACGGCACAGAACGTAGTTTTGGCCCATACACAGCAACTCGGCAACCTGTACCAATAAGAGTACATGGCAGACAAATGCTTGTTAAAGCAATAGGCGCAGAGTCAACTAATTGGAGGCTTGGTGTACCGCGTATTGAAGTTAAACCAGGAAGCAAACGATGAGACTGCCTGATGCAATGCCAACATATGACGTTATAAATGAAACAGAAACACGTCGTAATATTACATATGAAATGACGCAAACGCGCAAGATAAATGAAGATATAAATATAAACGCAAGCAATAGATTAATACTTACAAGTCCTAATGGCACACGTTACAGCGCAAGTATTGATAACTCTGGAGTATTGTCTTGGACAGCATTGTAAACATAGATAATCATAAAGAACAAATCGTGAACGCTTTGGAGCGTTCGGGGCATGAGCATACATATGAAGAAGTTAAAGAGGCTGTAATAAACAAAGAAGCGCAATATTGGCCAGCAAATAATAGTGCTGCAATAACACAAATAGCTAATAAATCAGATGGTACTATTGGACTAAATGTATGGCTTTATGGAGGCAATTTAAAAGATTTTTATCCATTGGTTGTGTCTGCAAAAAAATATGTAAAAGATTTAGGCGGTGATTACATTATGACATTTGGTCATCGCAAAGGTTGGAATAAATTATTAAAAAAATTAGGTTTTGTTGAGCATGGCAACACCTTAATATGGAGGCTGTAATGGGCAGTAAAAAGAAAAAAGTAGAAACAACAGATAATACAGTTGATCCTTTTACACAAAATATGATTAATACTGCTGCATCAAATGCAAGAGGCTTTGGTGAACAAGCATATACACCATACACAGGCGAACGTGTTGCTGGTATAAGTGACATGGAAACAAATGCTTTAGGAAATTACATGGGTAATAATGTAAGCAACCGGGGTTTTGTTGAACAAGGCTTAACAATGGCACAACAGGGCGCACAATACACGCCAGATCAAATACAATCCCAAAATTTTACTGATGCTGACATTAGCGGATACATGAACCCATACATGGAAAACGTTATTGGCAACGCATTAAGCGATATAGAGCGCAGAGAAATGGCTAGTGCTGAAAATATAGATGCACAAGCGTCTAAAGCATCTGCATTTGGTGGTTCAAGGCAAGCAATACAGCAAGCTGAAAATACACGTAATTTTACAGAAATAGCTGCAAAAACTGCCGCAGAGTTACGCAGTCAGGGTTATGAAGATGCTGCAAATAGAGTGCAAGCAGATGCACAAAGACAACTTACGGCAGACCAATATAATCAATCTGCTGGATTACGCGGTGCAGATATGAGGGCTAGAAGTGCAGCGCAAATAGCTGATATGGCTGGTCAACTATCTGACGCTGATTTACGTGCATATGGCTTAGAAAGTCAATATGGACAAACACAACGTGAGCTAGAGCAAGCACAATTAGATGCAATGTATAATGAAGCTATTAGACAATATGATGACGCATACAGACGTTCTAATATTGAACTTGGTATACTTGGTGGAACACCACAAATAGTTGATAGCAACACAACAACTACAGAGTCAGGTGGTATGGGCGTAGGTGGTTTGTTAACAAGTGCATTGTCTGGCATAAAAATACCTGGATTACCTTACAAGTAAAGAAAGCAATAACATGAGAAACATTAACATATTAGGTAATTTATTTGCAAAAGATGATAGAGAATTAACTGACGAAGAACGTAGGTTAAGAGCATCATTGGGCATAAAACTACCATCACAGATGGACACAAGGCCTGTTGCTATGCCGCCAGAACAAACGCAAGTAATGCCAAATAATATGTCACAACAGCAACCATTTAGTTACGGCAATAAAATAACGATGCCAGAACAATTTAAATTAAACACACCGCGTAAGGCAGATTTACTTAATGGTTTAGCACCTAAAACGGCAGAGTTTGTACCAAATAATAGTCTTATAACATCACAAATGCAAAACCAAATAGATAAAGAGCTAAATATAGCATTAGATAATAAAGACGATGGTACACAAGTAACAAATTTTGATGGTGAAAAAGGTGTAAGAACTTTTACTCCTGCTAAACGCACTGTAATAACTGAAAACAAAAATGGTACATTTACACGAAGTGAAGAAGATATAACACCTAAAGGTTCAGTATTATCTAACAACTTTGGATTAAATACAGACAAAAAACAATATGTACCTAATGAGAAAAATAAACAAGAATTACAAAATATATACAAAAAATTAGATGAGGATTATGAATCAGGCAAATTAAAATTTGGTGATTATTTACAAATAGCAGCTGGTGCAGCGGCAGATGCATTTGCAATACCGGGTACAGGAAGCAATGTAATGCAAGGTGTATTAGCAAGACAAGCAGCAAGCGAAGATGCTGCATATAAAAAATATCAAGACCAACGTGCAGAACTAAAAGATAGAGCAACTACATTAAAAGAAAATGAAGCACTAGATTATAGTAGGTTTCAAGACAAATTAAAAAATGAACGTACAGAAAAAACTACTAATTTGGAGAATACATTTACGCAAATTCAAATAAATAATGCAAATAGACAAAATGTTGATTTTAACACAGTTAGTATAGATAAAAAAGATGATGGTACATATACACTTGTTGGCTATGATAAGACAACAAATAAACTTGTAGAATTAGGTGCGCCAACAACAGAGCAAATAACTAAATATGAAAACACACAACAAATTGAACAAAAACAATTAGAGTCGCAAGAACTAACTAACACAAATACTCGTACAAAAATTAGACTAAATAAAGCAAAATTGGCTAATGAGTTAAATCCAAAAACAGAATATGGTGATATAGAGATATTATATGATGCTAATACGGGTAACCAAATACAAGTTGTAGCTGGGCCAAATGGATATGTAGATGCAGCTACAAAAGAAAGACCAACACAATTAATAGATGGTGTAGAAACAATTGTAAAATTAGTAGATAAAGATGGCTACGAAGCTGCTACAGAAAGACAAAAACTAGAAAACACTGCTACGCAATATCGTAATAGTTTGTATAATGGTGTAGGAGAGTTGTTACAATTAGGTACAAGTACATTTGGCAAATGGAATGTTGCAGGAAAAATGTCACAACAAAATGAAGATATAAGAATTATAATTGACGAAGTATTTGGCCCAGAGGCAATTAAAGTAATTGGTAGTACAACATTTGGTTCATTATCAGCACCAGAATTAGCGTTTGCGCGTTCAATAGGTAACAGATTGTTAAACAATAGATTAAGCAAAGAGAAAGCATTTGAAGAATTGTTAAAATTTGAATATCTTAGCGCAAAAGCAATGGGTGCAAGTGCAGAAGATAGAGAAAGCAGATTTAACAGAAATGATTTGCGAGATAAAGCAAACGAATTAGATATAGACCCAAACCAGTCAAATATTAATTTGTCAAATGCAATATTAAATAAAATATCGCCAAGTTTAATAAAAACAGGTAACTCACAATGAAAAAAGTTAAATATATAGATGCAGATGGCAATATTAGATACATAACAGAAGAAGAAGCTAACAGAATACCTACAAATACAGTAGCAAAACCTAATAACAATTTAGCTATGCAAGGCAGAGCTGGACTATCAGGATTATTAAGAGGAGCAACTGCTGGATTGAGCACACTTGCTAGTGCTGGTATTGATGCGGCTTTAGATCCAAATGAAACATATTCTGAAGCACTAAAAAGAGAACGTGAAAATGTAAATTATTTAAAAAAAGCATATCCAAAAACCTCTACAGGGGGAAATATTTTAGGTAATATAGCAGGATTTATGGGGCCAGGTAAGATACTAACTGCAGGTTCGACTGGAGTAGCAAAACTTGCGGGTAAAGAAGGTGCTGAATATGGATTGAAAGAAGGTGTAATAGACGCAACAGCTTACGGAGCTACAGAAGCTACTACTGAAGGCGCTAATTTAGGTGAAATAGGTAAACGTGCGGCATTCGATGCAGTTGGCACAGTTGTATTAGACAAACTAACAAGAGGGGCTTTTAGTGGATTACGCGGTGCAAAAGATTTATTTACTGACGGCAAAAAAATATCAGATGCAATAGAAAAAAACACTAAATTTAAAAACGACGCATATGATGCAGCTGTAGAACTAAAATACGATATACCAAATAATGACATGGTAAACATAATAAATAAACTTGATAACCATCCAAAATTTAAAGATAGAGATGCAGGCGTAGAGGAAAGCACAAAAAATATAATAAAAGAAATTAGAAAAAAAGCTAGTAATGGTACAAACACAGATGAAATACAACAAATATTAAAAAAAGCAACATCTAGTATTAAAGATGGCACACCAAATGCTGCACAATTAGCCATGATAAAAAAAGAAGTAGATGATGTACTATTAAATTCTACAGACGATGGCGTTGTAAATGCACATCAAATTTTTAAAAGTGCAAATGATGCACACATTAGAGAAATAAAAATAGATAAAATAAATAGAGCAGCTAATCCAACAGATATAAAAAATAAAACTGGTGTAGTAACAGGTAAAAGAGAATCCGACGTTACAACAAGTCGTACACCAATATATAATATAGGTAGAGACACTGTAAACGTAAATAAAGAACAACTATATAGCAATGCTACACCAGAGCAAATAAAAGCAATTAATGATGTAATAGCACCAAGTTTAGGGGTTAGAGGACTAGAAAAAGCAGGTGATTTAGCGTTAGCTGGTGGTAAAGGGCAAGGCAGCACGATTGGTGTGTTAGGCTTATTAGGCGGATTAACAGTAGATTATAGCAGTGGAGGTCTTGGAGGCGGAACTGCAATAGCAACAGCTACATTAGCTGCATTAGAAGGCGCTAGTGCTGCATCAAAAGTAAAAGCACGTAGTGATATAAATAAATTGTTAAAAACATTCTTAGAAATAAACGAAAGCGGTAATATGCTTACACCAGCACAACGTGAATTAGCAGTAAAAGCTAATATTATATTAAATACACTTGTAAATGAAGATAAAGATTCAAGAGATTATAAAGTAGATTTATACCCTGGTGGTTATCGAAACAAATGATCAGCCGCAAACCCATACTAAAAACCAAGATGAAGTGCAACAAGCCTAGACGTACGCCTGGGCATAGTAAGAAGTCGCACGTTGTAAAAGCGTGTTATGACGGCAAAGAGAAGATCATACGCTTTGGACAGCAAGGTGCTAGTACAGCAGGAAAGCCTAAGTCTGGTGAAAGCCAACGTATGAAGAAAAAGAGAGCTAGTTTTAAAGCGAGACATCGCAAGAACATAGCAAAAGGTAAATCAAGCGCAGCCTATTGGGCAAATCGCGTAAAATGGTAATGGAGAGTTAAATGCCAATAGCTGAAGATAGTGCTGGTGGTTCACCTGTACCCATTCCTACAAACCTGACAACTAACCTTACTGGGGAAGCAACAGGTAGTGGTACATTAGATTACACTACAGGCGATATAGATATTGCAGTAACTGTTGTAGATAATGGTCACAATCACATACTTGAAAACATCACAGACGTACAAGTTAACAATGCAATTAGCGGTCAAGTATTAAAGTACAATGGTAATGTATGGGTAAATGGCACAGATGAAAATGCTGGCATTACTGCTATCGTACAGGATTTGACTCCCCAGCTT